GGGGCTTGCAAAGGGGTGAGAATGAACGATTTCAGTGATTTCGCCCAAGGCTTCAGCCGCTGCCCAATCTTCCGGCGACAAGACAAATTGCTCATGTGGCGATTCGGACAGATTACGACAGGGGACGTATTTGGAGTGCGGCGACACATCGCCGCCTGGCGAAACCGGGGTTGCGCACACCACAATCAATCCGCAACATTCACGCGGCGACTCAGCCAGCGCATGATCGAAGATAGCGCGCATCATCTGAGCATCCCCGATCCCGGAAAACCACCGAAGGGCAAGGTGGCATAGGTGCCAAAGCGTTTCTTGCATGAGGTGAGCCGCTTGCCGCAGGCATCCTGCGCAGGGATAGTCGTGCGGGCATCGGCGCTGTCGTACATTGCTGCCCCGACGTAGCCGCATTCGCTGCCGCGATAGCGCCAGGCGCAGGTATTGGAAATAAACTGCCGACGCGGCAACATCACACCGGGAAGATCGAGCGCGGAGGCCAGTTCAAATTCAAGAAACACCGCGTTTTCAGCGGCCTTGCGGTCAATAAAATAAACTTCGTCAGGGTAAGATTGAGCGGCATCCGCCGTCGCGTTCACTCCACCCGGGAAATTGATTGCATCCAGAAACTTGGCCAGCGTCTTACGGCGGGTGAGTTTAGCCCCCAGCAGCCCCGCATATCGTGCGGCCAGCGCACCGAACATCCCGTCTACATTGGCGACGCGCATCTTGGGTCGTGGCATCACCCCTTTACCGCTCCACTCGAAGCCGCTGGCCTCGATCGGCATAGCCCGATAACTAACCCCTTGCCAGACGACGGCACCCCCCAACGCGTTGGTACCCGCATGAAAATACAGCTTTCCCGCTACGCCCAGCAGGGTTAAATCCAGCTCGAACAGCTCGACGATCGCCGAAGCGGCCAGCGACTGAATATCCGCGCGAATCGTCATGCCGCCACCTCTTCAAAGGTCGCGGTGATGCTGGAGATTCCGGCGGCCAGCGGGGTGCGCTGCCAGTCCTTGCAGATAAACAACGCGGTGCGGTTAAAAGGGGTCGTCCACCGAAAGGCGACAACCCCGCCCCGAGCGCGCAAAAACGCCTCGAAGGCATTCGCTTCACTGGCATTTTTTAACGGGGTGGCCTGAACATTCCAGACTTCCAGCACTGCATTCAGGCCGTTGGCGGCACGTTGACTATAACCGTCACCGAATTTTGCCTCAAGAATGGCGGGCTTCACCTTCATCGGCGAGGCATAGGAAACTGGATAAGTAAGGATAGGCGCGGGCATGAGCAGACTTTACGCGCGCGCGAGGGTCAGGTTAAGACGGAAGATGTTCCGGTTAAGCCCGCAATGCCGCAAGGGCATTCCCACGAAATATAGTCGCCTAAGGCTCCTTATTTCTGAATGAAGGGGGCTTGTCCGTGGTTGTAAGGGGCTATAAAGCCCCAACAACACACGCCAAGGCGGAACAGGTTCCGTTATGGCGTGCAGCGGCATGACGCTGCTCTATACAATACAGGCGCAACCGAGGTTGCGCACTCCCTATCAGGCCAATACGCCGCCGGGGCGTTGCTCCTGTACCAGGATGTCGCGCACCATGTTACCCAGCTGGTTGCCAAGTTGCTGCAAGCCGCCAGTGTTGCCGTTGCCGCTGCCGCCTTGCGCACGGCTATCAACCGCGCCGCTCTGGGTGTTGACCATGACATTGATGGTGATATTACCTTGAGCCGCGCCCGCAGCACCCGCCATGCGCACGCCGAGCTGCCCGCCCGGGGTACGGGTGAGCGGCATCACCGCCTCAGGGCCTGCCTCGCCCATCACGCCCAGGCCAAAGCCGCCGCCCTTGGCAAACTGAAACGGGGTGGGGGTATTGACGATACCGTTGCTGAAGGTGCCGCCGTTGGCAAACGCCTGCACGCCCGATGAACTGAAGGCATTGCCATTGGCATTGAACAGGCCGGAGATAAACGAGCCGATGCCGCCGCCCACGCCCCCACCAGAGCCTGACTGGCTCAATGAGTTGGCAATGCCCTTGGCAAAGTCGCTGACGATGCGGTTGAGCGCATCCGCCAGCGGCTGCACGGAAGCCTTGATCTGCGGTTCCAGCACCATCGTTTTGAACAGATTGTACGTGGTATCGCGCAGGTTCTGGCTGAAGGTCTTGCCCGATTCAAAGCCGCGCATCAAGGCATCGGTCAGGCTCTGGCTGATACGGTCACTGGTTCTTTGAAAATCATCGGCGGCTTTTTTGGCCGCATTTTCGCTGGCTTTTTTATCCGCTTCCAGCTTGGCTTGAGTGGCTTGCAACTGCGGGCGAGCCGTTTCGGCATCGCGCAGACGGCCTAGCGCGCCAATCTGCATTTCAATCAAGGCGGCCTCAGCTTCGCGCCCCTTGATACCCTGCACGATAGCCAGATCACCCGCCCGCTGTGCGATCTGTTCGTTGTAACGCGCTTCAGCCGCCAGCGCCAGTTGTTCGGCGCTCTTGCCGATGGCGCTGTTGGACAGCTCAGAGGCCGCCGCTTCATCCAGTAGGCGCTGGGTCGTGTCGCCGATTTTCGCCATATAACGCTGCGCTGCCTGCTCCGTTTGCGCGGCGGCGCGATCCACTGGGACGCGAGTTGTTTTTTCTTTGTACTTTTCGTTGATTTTTTCCAGGCGAACTTTATGGGCGGCCTCGATCTGCTCCAGCACCGCTTTATTCCCTATGGATTGAGTAATGAGCTGTTGATAATATTTAGTCTCCTCAGCCAAATCCTTGCTGCGTTGCTGCGCCTTGCTTTGTCCCCCATTCAAATATCCAGACAAATCAGCCCGTGCGGCAAGGCTGCTGCCCGAACCTGCCACCATCGTTTTTTGTTTTTCCATTTGCGCATCCATCATACGCAGGCGATCTTCGCCCATACGGATGTCTTTTTCGTAAAACCCACTGAATACACTGTTTTTCATGTCAAGAATTTCGATATGTAACGCAGCGCGTTTTTGAGACAAATCGCTTGCCGACATTTCCTTGATTTTGCGCTGGAAGTTTGCAAAACCGTTGATAGATTCCTCAAACAACCTGGTTGCGGCATAGGTGGCCGTGCCGATTGCCGCTGCCACGAGCAAAAATGGGTTCGCCACCACAAAGGCACGAATAGCGGCGGTGGCGGTGCCGATAACCCCTGCCAGTGTGCCGGTGGCGGTGGCTTGCACAAGAGCTGCGGCGGCGGCAGCGCGCGAGGCGGCTGATGCGGTATAAGTCCAGCGCACCCGCATGACCTCAGCTTCCGCGACAGCAATCGCGGCGGCGCGCTCGGCCTGCAAGGCCAACACATAAGCTGTGCTGGCCTCAATGGCTTTCGCGATACCCAGTGTAGCCAGTGCGGCCCCCGTCGCAACGAAGGCTGCGGACACCTTGTCAAGATTATCTGCCACCCCGCCCAGCGCTTTCGCCAACCCGCCCGTCAATCCGCCGCCCGCTTTATCCAAACGCCCCACCTCAGCCGTCACCGCATTACCCAGTTTTGTCCAGGCGGCGGATACCGTCAGCGGCAAAGAACTGTATTCCTCTTCCAGTTTTGATTTTTGCGAGAGCAAGGAATTAACCACTTTATCGGCAGTCAGCTCCCCCGCCTCGGCCATGGCGCGCAAGGAACTAATGGGGGCATTCATCCCCTCGGCGACCGCTTTCATTAAACGAGGGGAATTTTCCATCAGGCTATTGAACTCATCGCCACGCAACACCCCGCTTCCCAGCGCCTGCGAAAATTGCAACATGGCTGATGCGGATTCGGCAGCGCCAGCACCCGATAAGCGCAGGCTTTTGCCGACCAGATCCGTCATCGCCAGTGTCTGTGTCTGCGTCGCGCCCAGTTCTTTCAAGGCAGGAGCTAATTTTGAATACAAGCCAAGCGATTCCTTGAGCGGGACCCCATTTTGCTGTGCAATGGCAAACAGGGCGGCATTGGCCGTATTGAATTCCAGCTGCGAGGTGGTGGCCAGCTTCAGACGTGCCTGCAACCCCACATACTCATCCGCAATCTTGACGATACCAATGGCCGCGCCACCTAGTTGAGACAGCCCGATATACGCCTTGGCATAACCTTCCAGTTTATGTAGCTCGTTCGAGATGGATTCAACGCCAGCGCGCGTTTTCCCGAACGAAGCGACATTGCTGCTGGTCGAACGCTCGACCTCGCCCGTCATAGACCGGATACCGCTGGTAACTTTATCCTGCCCAGTCAGGATAACGTCAATATTCAAACCTACCGTAGCCGACATATTGCCCCCTGTTTGAATTCACTGCATACTGTTGTCATGTTCAATAATATTACAAATTTAGTAGCTTACTTCATCCGGTTTTTCGTTATCGGCGGGGCGGTTATTGCCGCACTGATCTGGCTTGTTATCAAGATAGGCAATATGGACTTCTTCCCGGTACTGATGGGCGCGCTGCCTGCTATCCTGGTGCTATGGGCTTTTGCCAAGCGTTAAACACCGCCAGCGCCGCCCATTCCATGTGCTGAATATCGTTAAACATCGTCTTGTTGTCAGCAAAGTTTAACCGTCGCATCACCACTTCCACGCCTGGGTAATCCAGCCCCAGATAGACTACACAGCCAAAGCCCGCCAATATCCTCCACTGGCTGCGGCAGGCAAGAAAGACTCCCAGGGTGGCAACGTTGTCCTGCCAGATTGCAAAACCCCCTTCGTTATGCGCCTTCATTGCAATGGATTCGGGGATTTCAATGCCGAACATGGCAGCATCGGCGGCGTTCTGGGCTTGCTGCTGGTCTGTGGTGACCGTGGGTCCCGTACCGCCC